GTAGCTTGCGTAAAGTAGGGTTCATGAGAGAAGGTAGTAAAACAAGTAAAATATTACGACATCTATTGAATGGTGGCAAACTTACACAACTTGATTGCTATCCACCAAGTAAATTCAATACCATAAGATTGGGCGGTATCATAAAAGATTTACGTGACAGAGGCTATGATATTAAGACTGAATTGATAAGTAATAAAAGTGGTAGTAAACACGCAAGATATTACATAGAAAACTCATAAAAATGTTGTATATTTATAAGCGTTTTATAACATATAAAATAGGAGATATCTTACATGAAAACACTCTATGTGGATTTAGAGAATGGGTACAAAACCCTTGGTAGTAGAGATAAAATCAAACAGATGTTTGGCTATCAGCCACTAAGCTTCAATGACTTTTCTGGTTTCAGACAATTCATAAAGCAAGTATGGTCTGTACAAATGGTTGAAACAACTGTTGATATTGATGGAGTAAAAATAAAACAGAACCAACGCAAAGTAATTGCAAAAGATGGAACGAATGTAGAATGTTTGGTTATTGATACAGGTAGTGAAATGGCTAAACAATATGCAAGAGAGTTAAAAGGTCCAGCAGATGCACTAAAGCTACAGCAATGGGGCAAGTTAAAAAATACTCTTGATAATTTCTTTTCATTTACAAACACAATACCTGCTAGTTTGATAGTAAATTGTCATTCAAAGTATGAAGAGGACAGAGAAAACGGTGTAATGAGAGTAATGCCTTACATCGAAGGCTCTACAAAAGTAGATGTTGGTAAATGGTTTGACTTTGTATTATATACAAAAGTTAATAAAAAGAAAGATGGCAGAGAATACGTATGGGTAACTGGTCGTGATGAACATTATTGTCATGCAAAAGATAGAAGCAATATGCTTGATAATGAGATACCTCAAGATTACAGTTTAGTATTTAAAGCTGCTAAAAAATGCGGATGGGATTCAGCTAAAATATTAGTAATAGGTGAACCTGGAAGCGGCAAGACAATGAGTTTGAAAACAATAAACAAGGAGTAATGTTATGGCGATAACACTAAAACAATCAAGTGGTGGTAGCCTTCCAACAGGATGGCAGCAAGTAACAATTAGTAAGGCTGAGAAAGGAGACTATAATGGTACAATGTATTATGATTTATGGTTTAACTCTTTACCTGAAACATTGAAATGTAGAGTTTGGGAAACTAAAAATAAAGACGGAGAAGAGTTTAGTGTCTCTAATTTATTTAGATATTCGAATCCTACTGTACTTGAAGAGAATGATAATGATGGTACCTTGTCTATCAAAATAGATGATAGTCCAGCAGCTTTATCAGGAAAACAGCTTCAAGTATTCTTGTATAAAAATGATAATGGTTACACAGAAGTATCACAAAAAGTGGTACCTGCTACACCATTCAAAAATGCAATCGATGACATAACTACAGAGAGAATCGATGGACTTAAAATGTCAACAGAAAGATACGTAAACAATCGTAAACAAACTGTTACCGCAGAATCTGTAGACGACGTATTTTAATAAAACGTAAATAATATAAGAGAGCCAATAACTGGTCCTCCTATCGATGTGGTCATAGACTGGGATTGGTACCAGCTTCGTGAAACAGATAGGGAAAATAAGTCCTAGATAACACAGATGAATAGATATCCAGGTAACTAGGCAAAGGAATATGTGAGGCTCTCTTATAAACTAGGAGACAAAATGATAAGAGAATTTGCATTCGGTTATAGTGACCGACACCACTTTCACGACTCTAATCAAGCATCTAAATGGGAGTATGTATCTAAAGATACTTTCATATCTTTGTTTGCATATGATGATGATGTAAAAGAGTACGTAAAAGAAAATCAAACTTTCTCTGGATACGATGGCGTAATATATATGCCTGGTGAATATCTCTTGGACGTTGATGGCGTTGATGTATTGACTGCAAAAGCTAAAACTACAAAGTTAATATCTCTTCTAAAAGAAAAACAAGTTCCTCATAATATATATTTTAGTGGCAGAGGATTCCATGTGGGTATACCTGACAAAGCTTTTCGTTGGAGACCTTCTAAAAATCTACATCTTAAACTAAAAGATGAACTAACAAAGCATGGCATATTCAATTATGCTGATGTATCTGTAACAGATAAAACTAGAATCATTAGACTTAATAATACATTGAATACAAAGTCTAAATTATGGAAGATATATCTTACAGAAGAAGAGTTTTATACTTTATCAGCAGATGATATAAAAGAGCTAGCAGTAAAACCAAGAGGTAATATTGAACCAGTAAAGCATCATTGTGACCCTGTGTTTGATATAATGGAAAGAGAAGTAAAGAAACAAACTATAACCTATCAGAAACAAATAGGTATGAATCCAGACCCTGCAAATGCTCCATGCATATCTCAAATGCTTGAAGGTGCAGTCTATGGTAGTAGACATGCAACAGCTTTGCGTATTGGTGCGTGGCTTAGATGGAGATATCCAGAACATGTCGTAAGACTTATTATGGAAGACTGGAGACAAAGAGTAACAACTGAACAGAAACCTTTTCATAAAACTGAAATGGATAAGATAGTTACAGATTGTTATCAAGGGCATAATGGTAAAGGCTATCGTTATGGTTGCAAGGATAATGTAATGGATAAACATTGCAAGACAACATGCAAACTATATAAAGCTAAAAAGTCTCAGAGTATGATGTCTGCTAATGATATGGAAGAAGCTATGATAAATTGGTTGAACTCTGATTTGAAGCCGATAAATCTTGGCAGCTTATATGATGAAGACTTTCCTATGTATCCAGGTGAGGTTGTAGTAATACAGGCTCCTCCAAAATGTATGAAGACAATGCTTATACAGAACTGGTGTAATGCTCTAAAAAAGAATACTTACTTTCTAGAAATGGAGATGGCACCAAGACAGATATGGCAACGTTTCATACAGATTGATAGAGGCTGGGATGAAGAGCAGCTAAAATATAACTATCTAAATAATGGTTATAAAATGAGTGATGATTTCTCATGGCTTACTGTTGACTTTGCATCCTGTTATCCTGTAGAGCTAGAAAGACGTATCGATATGCTACCAAAGAAACCTGAGATAGTTGTGGTAGACCATATGGGTTTGATGTTATCAAAACATAAAGACCTTAATATGAAGATGGAAGAAGTAGCTGGTGCCCTTACTGAACTAGCTATAAAGAATAATCTAGTTGTAATTGCTGTAAGTGAGATTACTAAACAAGCTTTTGGCGAAGGTATGAACATCGCATCAGCTCGTGGTTCATTTCGTATTGCATACAATGCATCTAAATTATTATCATTAAAAACAGTAAAGAATGAAAAAGGTGTCATACAAAACATATTCTTGAAGACTGAAGCTAACAGAGAAAAAGAAAGTCTGAATGTTATATTGAAACCTAATGGAGTCAAAATAGAAAAGAAAGAAGGAGTACATAATGGCTGATAAGAAAAGAACGTTCATTGAAATAGCTAATGAAATATCTTTTACTAAAGACAGCTTTACACTTACTGAGCAAGAAATAGATGAAAGGCTTGGTGAGTTGTATTGGGAGATGGCACGTAAAGAAGATGGTGTACATTTCTTTTATGAAAGCTTAAATAAAAAGATAGAAATGGCTGAAGACTACAAAGCAAAGGTTGTTGATGCTGTTAAGAAACTTAAGTACACAAGACGTAGAATAAAACAACTTGTAATAGATGCAAGAGATACTGCTGATAGTGTACCATCTTATAGTGATTTTAATCCTATAAAGATAGTTGAAAGAGCAACATTAGAAATCATAGACGAAAGTAAAATACCCAAAGAGTATTTCAAACAGGTAGTAACAGAAAAGCTTGACAGGGAAAAAATACTAAATGATATGAAAGATGGAAAGAAAGTTCCAGGCTGTGATATAATAAAGAAACCATACGTAAGGGGGTTATAATGAATCCGTTCGCACAAGTAAGAAAAGTTCCACTATTTTATGGTGGTGTACAATCAAATGCATACTCAGTTCAAACATATGATTTAAATAAAAAGAAAGATGCGCATGAGTGGAAAGAAGTAGGTAATGTAACTGATAATTATCTACTAGTAAACAACTCAGAAGTAAAAGATATGGCTGATGATATTATGAATGATACTGGCTTTGAATGGGAGCCTCTCAAAAGATTTTGGGATGGTAAACGTTTTATGGATAGTTATATTTGTAAATCAGAAACAGAAGCTGTAAAGGTAGGTGATGACGTGGGTCTTGGTATTTCCTTTTGGAATAGTTATGATGGAAGTACAGCCTTGTCTTTTAGATTATTTATGGTTAGATTACTGTGCACGAATGGAATGCTAAGTAAGCATTTCTTTCATACATACAGATTTAAACATGATAAAAAGTCTGCTAACTATTATGATGAGA